TCAATACGATACAAACAAAAGTGCCAATGTTGATTTTCCAAGGATAAATACATAAGTGAGCAGCAAAAAAGACCAATTTGATGACGATTTCAGACCTTATTTTCCCGAGGAAAAAAAGGCCACTGTCCCTGCACTAAAAGAAATTACTTTTATGCCATCCACCATCGAAACAATTGATTATGCCCTTCATGAATGGCTGAATGAAGAATTAAACATATTTTGTACAACAAATGATGGATGGAAGAAAGTACCTATTATATGGTCAATGCCCGAAAGAGCCTTTCAAGTAAAAGAAAATAAAGATTTGCGCAATCTGGATGATATTTTCACATTCCCAGTTATGAGTGTTGAAAGGTCTTCATTAACGAAAGACCCAACTATGAAGGGAGTTGTCCAAGCCAATATTCCACGACGAAATGATGCGAAAGGCGGCACAATTACCGTTGCAAGAAGAATCCAGCAGGAAAAGACAGCAAATTTTGCCAACAAAGACGCAAGAAGAAAATTTAATCAATCGACCTATCCTTTCAAAAATGAAAAAACCGTTTATGAAATAATGACCATCCCGTTACCCACATATATTGTGGCAACTTATAAAGTTACGATAACAACGGAATATCAACAACAGATGAATGAAATTTTTACACCCTTTATCGTTAGTACAGGGCAAATAAATAATTTTTTCATAACTAAAGACGGTCATAGATTTGAGGGCTTTATACAGGGCGAATTCGGTTTAGAAAATAATATTTCTAATTTGGGAGAAGAAGAGAGAAAATTTCAAACTACGATAGATTTAAAAATATTAGGATATTTAATGGGAGCCGACAAGAACGACGATCAACCAAAAATCACAATTAGAGAAAATGCCGCTGAATTTAAATTTGTAAGAGAAAGAGTAATAATGGGCGATAAGAAGGAATATTAATAATTATGGCTGAGAACAAGTGGGAAAAACCATCAAATCCACCGCCGCCTCTTTTTCTTGGAGAAAAGGAGAGAAACCTTGTAAAGCAAGTTAATGACGAGCTTATGGAGCGAGTCATTGGCCAAGCTATAACCTATTTTCCGCTTTCCGTTGAGAGAACAAATTTTCACCCCCTGTATGGCGAGGCAATAGAAAAATGTTTCCTTGCACCCGTCAGGGTATATGTTCTGATTGAATTTGACGGGATAGGGACAGCCACAGAAAATTATGGTCTGGATAAAACCTACTCTCTAACCGTTAGGTTTCATGAAAGAAGATTATTTGAAGATCAGGACCTTTATGTGAGAGAAGGAGACTATATACAGTATGGCTCCTCTTTCTTTGAGATTGTCACACTCACAGAAGAGAGGGAAATATTTGGACAAGTTGAGGCGAGATTTCAACTAAGTGCCAAATGCATTAAATCTCGAAAAGGATTAATGAATTTCAAAGTAGTTTCTTAAAATATTAATTGAGGCTTTCGCAATTCAATGAACTATTTATTATGTGATAAAGTAATCTAGATTTAGAGGAGAATCCCTTAGATGTCAGTTAAAAAATTTAAATTTGTGTCCCCAGGCGTATTTACGCGAGAGATCGACAATTCCCAACTGCCAGCAGTTGAGACACCCTCGGGCCCAATAGTTATAGGTAGACTGCCACAAGGCCCAGCAATGGAACCAGTAAAGATTGATTCTTTTTCTCAATTTGTTGAAGTGTTTGGCAATCCTGTTCCGGGAAAAGCAACAGGAGATGTGTGGCGCACCGGAAACTATCAAGGTCCAACTTATGCCTCATACGCCGCACAGGCTTATTTAAGAAATAGTACCGATTCTATGAGCATTGTTAGACTAGCTGGATTAGCTAGTGAAGATGTCGGTACAGGAGGGGAGGCCGGCTGGGCTGTCCAAGGTGATGTATCCGCCTCGGTATCATCAAATGCCGGTGCATATGGGATGTATCTGTGCCAATCGGGTTCGGGCACCAAGAATGCCTATCTGGCTGCAATTTGGTATATATATAATGGGGGAGCCGTCGGGCTTTCCGGAACCCTTGCAGAAGGAGGCACCCTGACTGGTGGTGTCGGTGGACTAATCGACCCATCTAGCGATATTGGCTCTTCAAAAGGCCCAGATTATCAGGCTTACATTAAAGACACATCTGGCGACGAAGTTTATAAGACAACCTTTAACTTTGATCCTTCTTCTAGAACATTTATTAGAAAAGTATTTAATACAAACCCCCAGACACTAGGCGGTGTTTTGCCGGGCGGCTCTTATAATCTCGGGGAAAGTGTTTATTGGCTCGGAGAGACTTATGAGTCCTTCATCCAAAAGCAACTTGATTTAGGAAATCTTGATGATAGCTCATATGGTTTGATAATGCCATTCGACAAGGCGGCTAAAGCAGACTATACTCAAGATTTTACAAAGGCAAAAACCGGTTGGTTCTTCTCACAAGATCTATCAACTGCAACGGGATCCTATCTGCCAGAGAATATGCAGAAACTATTTAGACTTCATGCAACAGAACCTGGAAAATGGGTTCAAGATAATATAAAAGTTTCCATTCAGGGTCTCACTTATTCAAGAAGTACAACTGGCACAAACAATTATGGTTCGTTTACCGTCGTTCTTCGTAAGGTAGATGATACTGACAAGGTTGTTAAAATTGTAGAGCGATTTTCAAATGTTAACTTAAATCCGTTATCAGATAATTACATTGCAAAGAAAGTTGGTGATAGGTATAGTGTCTGGGATCAATCAGTAAAATTAATGAGAGAGTATGGAGAATATCCGAATGCATCTAAATATGTAAGAGTAGAAGTTAACGATACCGTTAGAAATGGTATCGCAAATGCGGATTTCCTACCATTTGGAGTAAACGGCCCGGATAAATTTGTAGATGTTGGTGTCAGTGCGTCTATCGATCCTACAACGATCGTAGAGGATACGGCAACTTCGCCAGATGATTTAGCAGCCGGCACAGGATATACGATCGCCACAGGATCGGTTATTACCGACTATTCGGCATCATTAAAATTCCCAGAAATGATACTCAGGAATTCATCTTCTGCCGGCAATTTATATGCCGAAACGGATGCCTATTTCGGCATGACAGCCACACCCTATTTAGAGAATTCAACATTGGCGTATGCCAGTTCCGTCCCTGGAACCGGATATCCAGATTATGTATACCCTCTTCCAGCAGCCGTTACTGACACAATGGTAGAGCCAATGTGGAGATTTTCGTTAGATGATGTGGTCCAGCCGCTTGGTAAAAATTATGCTCACTACTCAGCTTCAAGTAGAGCAGAGGGTACCTCGTATTCCGCCACAGGAAGCTGGAGAGATGTTATAGACTCTGGATGGACTCGTTTTACCGCGCCACTATACGGCGGGTTTGACGGATTGGAGATCGTAGAAATTGAGCCGTTTAGAAACTTCTTGCTCGATGCCGATTCAAATAGAAATACCAATTATGCAATGAATACACTTAGGACCGCTATAGAAGTTATCGCGGATCCCGAAACAGTTAATTGTAATATGGTAACTATTCCAGGCATTACTAATACAAACATTACAACAAATCTTGTTGAAACCTGCGAAGAAAGGGCCGACGCACTAGCGCTTATCGACATTCCCGAAGTTTATACACCATTTACTGAAACTTCTGGAGCATATTCCGATCCTGCTAGTCGAGCGGGAACCGTTTCTCAAGCGGTTTTGAATTTAGAGCAAAGGCAGATTGATAGTTCCTACGGGTGTACTTATTATCCATGGGTTCAGATTCAAGATACAGTTACCTCAAACAATCGTTTGTGGGTACCCCCTTCTGTTGTCGTCCTGGGAACACTCGCTTCCTCTGATGCAGTTTCAGAAGTTTGGTTTGCACCGGCTGGGTTTAATCGCGGTGGTCTATCTGGCGGTTCGTCAGGTTTGCCTGTTTTGAATGTTATTCAAAGATTGACTTCAAAAAATCGTGACACACTTTACGATGCGAACATTAATCCGATTGCATCTTTCCCGAATGAGGGAATCGTAATCTTCGGACAGAAAACTCTTCAAGTAACCCCGTCTGCATTAGATAGAATTAATGTTAGGAGAATGTTGATTTTTGTTAAGAAGCAAATATCCATTTTTGCCAACACTATCTTATTTGACCAGAATGTCGAAGTTACTTGGAATAGGTTCAAGGCAATCGCAGAGCCGTTCTTGGCAAGTGTAGAAACAAGACTGGGCTTGAGTGATTACAGATTGGTTTTGGATAATACAACAACTACACCAGATTTGGTTGATCGTAATATTATGTATGCCAAAATTTTCCTGAAGCCCGCCAAAGCAATCGAGTTTATCGCACTTGATTTTGTAATTACAAATCAGGGTGCAGGTTTTGAGGATTAAAATGGAAAAAACAACTATATATAATAGAATGGGAGATTTTAATTATGGCAGGTGCTAAAGAATTTTGGACAAGCGAGCAAGTCGATCCGAAAAGAAAATATAGATTTAAAGTTGAGCTAGCTTCTGGGGCCGCAACAGGAACTGCCCTAGAGACTACTGGTGTAATTTGGTTTGCGAAAACTGTCGATAAGCCTGAAATAACCATTAATACTGGTGAAGTTAACTTTATGGCCCATAAATTTTATTATCCTGGTACAGTAGAATGGAATGAGGTTAATCTAGTGCTGGTTGATCCCGTTAGGCCAGATGGTGCACGAGCAACCACTAAATTGCTTGAAAATATGGGCTATCTTGGTCCTAAAAATGCCGTTGTACATCCCTCCTCTCCCTCCAAAAAGCATGCTTTCCGAGTTATAATTTCTCAAATTGATTCAGTAGGAAGTGAAATCGAAAAGTGGACACTAAATAACGCAATTTTGACAAAATTGGGATTCGGTGATTTGGATTATACTTCTGAAGACTTAACGGAAATTTCTATGACATTTAGATATGATTGGGCTGAATTGGAAGCCGGCGGAAGCAAGGATATCTTCGGCGGAAGTAGTGGGCCTGTTTAGGGTTTTAAAATTTTAAAATATAGCAATATAAACATAGAGGTGAAAATTGGCTAGAAATACTAAGGGGAGGCTCGGCAAAGACCTAGAACCTTCAACTCCTTCAACTCCTGACTCTGTTGCAGCACTGACAGAGGGAGGACTTAATTTTGCAACACCAACGGATTTTGTGGAATTACCATCGCAAGGAAGGTTTTATCCACCTGATCATCCTTTGAGTGGTGAAGAAACAATTGAAATTAAATATATGACTGCAAAAGAAGAAGACATTTTATCTTCTAAGACACTTATAAAGCAGGGTGTCGCCCTAGAAAGACTCCTTAAGAGTATTATTGTTGATAAGAGAATCAGGCCAAGTGATATGCTTACCGGAGATAGAAATGCAATATTGATTGCTTCTCGAATAACGGGTTACGGGCCAGAATATAACACAAAAATAAGCTGTCCTTCGTGCATGCAAACTGGAGATTATGAGTATGATCTTTCGGAAGTGGTGGCAGAGCCGATTCAGGACGATGAAGAAGTCACCTGGACAGAAGAAAACACAATGCTCATCAATTTGCCTTTGACAAAAATAGAAGTCGAAGTAAAACTATTAACTGGTAAAGAAGAAATGCACCTAGCCAGACTTCAGCAGTCTAAACAAAAAAAGAAGTTGTTAGAAACAATCTTAACAGATACACTTAAGACAATCATAGTTTCTATTAATAAAGATTCTTCTAAAAGTATATTGGATGAATTCATCGGCGGAGTCCCAGCAAAAGATCTCCATTATCTGAGGGCGGTTTACGCAAGAAATACTCCCAATATTGATATGTCACACGACTTTGAGTGTGATAACTGTAATTATCGAACGGTCCTGGAGGTGCCGTTTACTACGGACTTTTTTTGGCCTAAGTGATGAATACATAAAAAATGTTTATGAAGAATTCTTTGCAATGAAATATTACGGAGGGTGGAGCTTTATGGAAGCTTACAACCTTCCCGTCTTGATTCGCAGGTGGTTTTTAAAGAGACTTGCAGAAGAAATTCAAAAAGAAGCAGACCAAATGAAAAAATCCCAGAGATAAACTATATTTCTTGGATTTTTTACTATTTAGAGTAAAGGAATATTTTATCATGACCAAGAGGAGTATATCGGGAACAAAGCAACACATCGCGCTGTGGACAGATATTGATCCGCGTAACTATAATTCTGAGATCCAAGAACCGGTTCAAAAATTTAAATTTGTTGTTGATTTACATCTTTACAAGGGCCGCATCAATAGGGATGGTACTATTTCAAAGCCTAGGCCTTGGCGACCAGCCCAACATCTGATTAAGTCCATCGATCTCCCCACTACACAATTGGGTTCCTTTGAGAATAAAATGGGCGCCATGAACACAAACGATTCAGTTTCTCTCCAGGCTCAGGACGCGAA